TTTATTATTGCTGCTTTACCTCCTATCTTCATCCACTTACCGTCCTTTAATGCTGGGAGTTTCCTATCGCCATTAATTTACCATTACCTAAATCAGTATTCAGGCGGATAAAATAAGACCGTCCATTACCGTCTGAGGTAAGATGAAGATGGTTGTTCTCTGATGACTTGTCTACACCCCCACCATGAAGGAAGAAACCTGTAGCATCACCCGAATAAGCCGCATTGCTTACGTTAAGATGAAACACGTTTGAGTGAATAAACGACTCTCCTATGGTTGCTGTTGAGTCCTCATTAATAAGTATAACTGCATCATCTACATCATATATATCAACATCAAAAGAACAATCATATATATTATAAGAAGATGTTCCTGTGATATCAAAGATATAATGTCTATGAGCATCGGCAGCCGATCCATTAAAATCATATAAGAAGTCAGTTCGTTTTATTGTTAGACTCCCTCCATTCTGGTCAATAATAGAAGCCGTGTCTGCATTAGTTGTATTTGTAACCGAGAGCAAGCAGTGATCTATATTATATGTTCCTGATCCTATTGGTATTGTTATCAGCTTAAATCCAGTAACAGTACAGGTGTCATTAATAATCATCAAGTCTTTAAGTGAAGACTTATCACTAGCCACAACAGGAAAAGTTATAGAACCATCTATAACAACATCACTTCGTTTGCCCTCCCCGTCAAGTGTTACAAAGTCCTCCATCGTAATATTTTCAGTATAAGTACCGGGATAGATAAATATCACATAAGGCTTTGTTATAGAATTATCAGTGATAGCATCTATGGCCGTTTGGATAGATGTATAATCACCTCCACTCGCTGCAACCGTTAATACCTGTCCCGGAGTTAATGTCCCTATCTCTGTTGTATTAAGATTGATCTGGTCGATAGCCAGATTAGTCTTCTGCATAGCTGTCCGTAACGGATCACCCAGACCGGAGTTTGGCGTGCTTACCTTTATCGAGTCAAGCTGCCCGTATATTATTGCAACATAAAATATCGCAATCAGTGTTAATAAAATCTTTTTCATAATCTTTGTTTTATATATTAACTTACATAAGCTCCTATATCCCAAGGGGCAGTCTGTTGTTTTGTTACTACTACTGGCACTGTATCTGTATCTCCCCAATCTGTTGAAGCATCTAATCCGTCATCGTAAGCTGCATCTAAAGCAACTCCATTGCCTATTGCCTGACTTCCATCCGCAAGTGAATAATCATCATTATCATAATCAGTAAATAGAGCGTTAAATTGTGCCTCTGTTAAAAATATTGAATGTGCATCATGTCCGAGTGCTTGCCATTCAGCAAAGCTGTAATTCGTAGTTGCTATTCTAAATGGCTTTGCCAGTGTTGCGTAATAAATATTATAATCAATATCAGCACTTGTTAAGTCGTTAGCCGTACTTGCTTTAATTATAAAATCACTTGATTCGGCAGCAATAATAATATTATTCTTAATTAAAGCACCTTCAACTGCCGTTCCCGATTGCCCTGCATCTGAATTTGCCTGCAATAGAATACCCGTAGCCAATCCCCTGGTTTTATTAATAATAGTATTATTATATATCTTAACATTATCTGTTCCTTTTAAAATAACACCCATAAAATTATTTAAGAAAATATTACCAAACACATCAGAACCGTCTTGTTTATCATATTTATTAACCATACCATAATATCCATTCTCTGAATAATTATGCTTTACAATGCCTTTACTGAATCCATAAAGTATATTATGCTCATTTGTAATATCATTACTATTTCCTATTATTTTATTTTCATTTATTATATTGCCATCACATAAAGCAGTAGATCCATCATCTAAATTCGAACCTATTATTGTTAATATATCACTTACCGAACTTATATCAATAATTCTATTTTTAGTAATTGAACACCCTGTAATAACATTTGCCCCTGAAGATGTAATATAAATACCATCAATAGCTGATACAGTAGTAAAATTTAATATATTGGATGAAATATCTACATTGCTATTATTAATAGTCTTAATACTTGGTCTTCCATCTAATGCTGTAACAGTTATCTTATTTTTTTGAATATTAATTGCCGTAAAAATTTCATTAAGTAATATGTGTGATCCTGTTAAATTAGCCTGTTTAAATACATTACTTATAATATTCACAGTAATTGCACTTGGATCATCCGAGCTTATTGCTTGTGTTGTTACCTCAAATAAGTTCCCAAGAATCATTATATCTCCTGTATTACCACTATCTAATGATATGGCTTGTGAAGGTACACCTATGAATTTATTATTTTTAATTACATTACCTGCTCCTGCTGATACTTGGTATCTAATTCCATCTCCTGCTCCTGCTGACTTAATTAAGTTTGTGTCAACCACGCAGGCTCCCGTACTTTTAAAATAAATCCCATTACCCGAACCACCCTGTACAACTGAATTTTTTAATACATTATTGCTATTAAATAAATAAAGACCCTGCGTTGCAGAAACCTTAGTAAACAACATCTTTTCAAATGTCATATTATTCGAAAAAGTGACCCCTAACCCTAACCCATAAACAATATTTCTACCAATTAGACCCATTGAGTGAGTACCGCCTGCATCGTTTACTCTTAATACAGCAGACCCCCCAGCCACATCAGTTAAGAATGAGCCACCTGTCTTTTGTAGTGTTACGTCAGCAGTAAGAATAAAATCCTCGGCATATTCTCCTGTTTTGATATAAATAATATCTCCTGCCGATGCTTCTGCTTGAGCCTTTCCTAATGTTAAATATGGTGTTGCCTTACTACCATCGCCTGTTGCATCATCTCCATCAATAGCAGACCATTGCATATTAACTGTTTCTTCGGCAGGCACTCCAAAATAAGTATTAGCCTTAACTAAATCAGAAGCAGACAAAGCACTTGCAGTCATAAATATATTAATAACTCTCGGCTCGTATGTCTCTACATCATTAGCATCTAAAACTTGTGCTTCATGCTTACAATAGATTGTATCTTCATAGTCTATATTCTGAAATAAACTAACAACAGGAATAGCGTTTGGTGTACCTCCTGCATCATATAAGAAATTGTTTATATCGGCAGCAATCAAAACAGCATCACCAACAGGAGGACTAATTGTAGCGGCACTTTTGTATGGAAATCCTTTAGTCCAATCATCTGCAAAGTCCTTGCCTGTGATTGTGAAGTCCCTGCTATTGATTGATTGATCTACAAACGTATCTCCGCTTATTGTACCATCAAGAAAAAATAAACTTTTATCTGCAAAGTAATTCTCCCACGAGAAAGCACTATATCGAGAATCAACAGGATTAACAATACTCCTGACAACAGGTCTTACTATGTCTCTAACGATGCCCATTAGTACCGTGAGTATCCGATTCCTAACCTGATAGTTCCGCTGGTATAACCACCGAAAGCTACCCCTATCCGCCATTCACAATCAGTAGGGTCTTCGATTATTCTACGATCATTAGCTGTATATGTAGCATAAGCAGACCACGCAGTATCGCTATTAGGACGAAACTGTAATGTAACAGTACCCGCCCACGTGCCACGCATTGACATATAAAGAACTCCGTGTTTCTCTAATCCACTTACAGCCGTTGTATAATACCCACCAGCAGCCGGAGCCGTATCTATTGATGCGTTTTCGTAAGTTGCATCTCTCATTTTCCTGTTTGCCATAACATTTTATTTTATGTAAAGTTAAACCTTTTAATCCAATTTAGATAATTTCCATGAGGTCAATAGTCCACCTCCTATTTAATACGTCAAAGTCACCTCTATTAAATACAAACTCCCTATTACTACCTGAGTATTGATTCAAGTCATCCTGGAAGCTACCTATTATATTAATCGCTGATACAGCTGATCCTAAATCATGTATTGGCATCTGTATAAGCTGTTTTGGTCTTTCGTATTGTTCAGCTATCTCATCACCTATTATCTCAAGTAGTGGTTTGCTTTCAGCCTTTGATGTATGCGTACCGTCATAAGAGTTCCAATCAGTTGAGTAGTCTAATACAGTTGAAACATAAGTAGCTAAAGCTCCCTGGAATTGTTCAATTACATTATCAATATTAACATCTATCACATCACCTAACCTATAGTCATAATCTAAATCAACACCATTAATAGCGTTTGTTTTAGTATAAGTGTCTTGTGTTACCTCTTTAATATCTTTATACTTCCTTGTCTTTTTCCATTTGGACCAGATTAAAGGAAAATAGGATTCTTTGTATCTTTTCACCGTCATTTCATCAGATGTTGCATAAAATTTTACATTCTTTATGCCAAGATATACATCTGTTTCATCGTCATCCAACCCATAAATACTTATAGTGTAGGTTCCTGTAGTAGGTAATCCAGGAATCGTTTTTTTATACGTTATCCATCCTGATGATCCTTCTGCTGAAGTAGCACTAAAATTAATATAATCTAATGTTCCACTCCACGCACAGTCAATTTCATCAACATTATAAAGCCAGTGACTTGATGAATCTGATTTAATTTTAATTGTTATAGACCTATCAGTTGTAGCCCCTCCTGATGTATTATGTATTAGATAATCAAACTCAATACTCAGAACATCAGATGAAGACACTGCATTAATACCAAATTGTTGATATATATAACGAGTTGGAGGAACACTTCCATTATGATTAGTTAGTAATACACCATCTGTCTCAGTGATAATAGCATCAGCGATAGGTGCAATAGTTTGGCCTCCTGATCTCGTCCAATTCTCTGCCTCAACACCCGTTATAATTGTTCCCGAAAACTTATTGCTTCTAAATTCCCAATTATCCAGCCAACTATCTTTATACCCATAGTCCTGATTAATATTAACAGTCTTTGCAGGATTTTGAATCATTAATACTCCCCCTGATACTTGCTCTAATGTACTCGAATGAGCAGTACGATTAATATATTTAGCTGGTGTATAACTTGTATTTGAATGTGAACCATAAGATGAATATGATCTACCATATACAGTTGCACCTACTAACTCGGTAGGACGATAAAGAACAAATCCACCATCTTTATGAGTGATACAAGCATTATATTTTTTAAGTACCTCTTTAAGTACCTCATCACAGTACATATCCTTAAAAATATCAACATCTATTTTAACTTGAAGTAAAGGCGAGTGAGCTGATGTTTGAGACATTGACTCCTCGTAAATATTGATATATTCCTTAAATCCGGTATATCCAATCTTCCCAAGTATATCTATTATTATTTGGCTCTCGTGCCTGCGTCCACTGTAATAAGTTCCTGCGTTATCATATAGAACATTCTTTAATACCGATAGTCCACATGAAGCCTTAATGGTAACAGGATAAGGAGGCATTACGTAAGGCTCTGTATAATCGTTTGTGACTATAAATCCCATCCAATAAAGTACAGTAGCTTGGTAGATCTTAACTCTGAATTGCAAATCTTCAGTAGCATAGAGGTCAGCTAGTGCAAATTGTGTATCGGAGTAAACAGTAAATGAAGCCTTGCTATCATGTAAGGGGTTAAATACATCATCCGTTGAGTTAAATTCAAACACCAAAGGATTGTCTGTACAAGTCAAGGCAGTGACAGTGGCGGGTGCAGCAGCATCTTCTTCGATCTCGATCTTCCAATCAATCCCGGTCATGTCTTTAAACTCTGCTCTTTTCTGTACTGTGTAAGCCATTATGATCTATTTAATATTATATCAATCTGTTTGCCATTAAGTGAAGCCATTAATTGTTGTGTTCCCACTGCTGCGGGTAATGAAGCTGAAGCACCACCACCTCCACCACCACTATTAATTAGAGATGACATTCCTTTTGGTAATAGATTACCTAAAGACAATGGAACAGCAGCACCGGGAAATAATGCTGATAATAATGTTATGAAAAAAGCATTAGCTATTAACTCCATTACTAATCTTTTAATTCCTGTTATCGCTCCCTGTATCATATCTTCAAAGCCTAAATTAACATCAGAGAAAAATTCAGAAAATGTACCAGCCAAATCTACTAAAGACTGTTGTGATTCATCAAGACCATCAGTCAATGACTCAACAGCATCAGCCATCTCTTTAGCTTTATCGGGATCAGCAATACCCCCATAGTCTTGTATTCCCGGTAACTCACCTATAAAGCCATGAGTCTGTTTTTCAAATACCGATGTTGGTTTATTCTTTTTCGGTTGTGCCTTTAATTGAGATGTAGCTGCTTTAGCTACTGTATTATATGCCTCTTCTAATTCCCTTAACCTTTTTATCTCTGATTTTTGAAGGCCAGACATCATTGACTCTAACTCTTGTCTTCTTGAATATCTTTTTTGTTCAATAGTTAAAAGCTTTAATGTTAATTTACTTTCTTCTTCAAGTAATTTTTCATTATCAGGTGCGGTTTTTAACCACTCTTTTACAAGTGCAAGCCTTGTAGCTGTATTTTTATTCTCTATGTCTATACCTTTATTAAGTGCTGCTAAAGCATATTCGTATTCTTTTATTCTTTCTGTATTTGTTTTTAATTGATCTTTTGCCTCAGAGAGAAAACGGAGATATGTTACTTGATACACCTTAGCTTTTGCTAAATCTTCTCTTTCAATAACCCTTAACTCATTCATATTTGCCTGTATGGCGGCAACCTCTTTCATGTTTTTACCCCATTCCCTTATAGGAGTACGTTGAAGCATATCATACATTAACTGTTTTGTGGCAGCACCAACTATATTAAATCGGTTCATACCCGTTTCAGTCTCAAGTACGGCCTTTTTAAGTGTCCCGAAAGCCTTAGCAACACTTCCGATAGCTATGGCAATACCACCATACACACTCATTAACTTATTACCAGACTTAATTACTTTTTCATTAACAACATTCTGTTGTTTTTGCATACTATTAAGAGTGCCCGTCTCTTCAGCCAAAGCCCTTTTTGCTCCTCTTAGATTACCTAATACTTTCTGTTGCGCACGTCCAGGAGCTGCATTACTAAGTGTTTTTTGTAATTGCTTAATATCTCTTTCAATAGCCTTTATAAGTGTCTTCTGTTCTCCAAATGTTTGAGAGAAAACACGCCCCGAACGCTTTACCTCCTGATTAGCACTCCGCAGACCTTCTTTAAACTCTTTATTATCGAGTCCTAATTTAGCTGTTAATTTATTTGTTGCCATTTAGTAATGTTTTTGCGCCTTCTCTTGCTCGTTTAATCTCTGCCTCAGTAGGTTTAACTGTTTTCTTCTTAATGTCTTTATCTATACTCAGTGGCCACATCTCCTGTGCGCTTGATGGTTTATTTGTTGCTCCCGGTGTCATACATATAGTTGTATAACATATCTCTCGTATTGGTATCCCAACAAACCGCTCCCAGTGTCGCCAATATCCAACAGAGGCATAGTTAAATTCAGTGAATGTTGCATTTCTCCATCTTTCAAGTGTCCATCCCAGTTCTCCCATTGCAAAGCTTCGTAGTTCATCCCAGGTTACTTTTTTTTTTCTGTTTCTTTCTTGCCTGTCATTTTTCCAGTAAGCTCCTTCATGGCTTTAATATAAGTCTCTTGAGAAACTTTACTCATATTGTCAACCCATACTGCAGCATGTCCTAATCCGTACTTAGGCTTCTTATAACGACTCTTACAGGCTGTAATATAAGCAGCATACAAGACAGCTATACTAACATCATACTGGTCCTGTTTCTCAGCCTCCCAAAGATCACAACCTAAGATAACTTCAGTAGCATATTCCAATGCTCCGATATTAAAGATAAAATCAATATCTTTTTCCCTGAATAACGGGCCTATTCTAAATGGTACTCTTATTGTCATGTTACAAATAAATAAATATCACCTGTCTCAAAATATGATTCACCAGTAGAACTAAACTTAAAGTAAGATGAGCCTCCGGCAGTAATAGCCCCAAAAGTAACTAATGTAACACCCTCTGTTAATACAGCCGGTGTATCCGTTACCGTCAATCCAGAAGCAGTATTATATATATCAACCGTAATATCAGTTCCGGCAAGAGATGGTACATATAAAACTAATTGACAAACATCATCAGCCGATAAGGTGAATGTATTAGTCCTTCCGTATTGCGCCCCTACTCCTGTGTTCTGACCAGCCGATACCTGTATTCCTGTTGTGGTATATACATCGTATGTATGGTCGCCATCAGGATCAGTAACAAGATTAACTGAATCACCAGCTAACATCCAACATCCACCAGAGAAATTAAACGTTCCACTTATGCTAGCCGGGTCTTCCTGTGCTGCATTGATTGAAACATTCTTTAAACTGGCTTTCCCGACAATTGGGAATCCACCTCCATCGATTAGAAGTACAACTGAGTCCCGGCCTGTGATATAACCTATCAGTTCATCATCACTCAGCCCGGTAGTACTAAAGAGGGCAGTAAAGTCACAAGAAGCCCTGCGGGTTCCGTTGATATGCTCCTCCCATCCTGAGCTTGCCTTTGTTGTGGATGGAGGTAAGTCTTGCTCCCAGTTAATAGTACATTCTTTCTGGTAAGCTATAACCGTCCCATCACAATAGACAAGCATATCTGTTCCATTGAGCTTTGCCATTAGATCGCTGCTAAGGCTCCGTTACCCTTAATCTGACCTGAGAAAGTCACCGTGTCTTCCATGACAGCCGATATAGAAAAGTTCTTAAATGTGCCATTACCCGTCCATCCGGTAGCTGCATCTGTTGAAGTACCAAACTTAATCACTGAATCAGCAGTACGACCGACAATGATAGCTACTATCTCAGATGCATCCACCCCCGATCCTGTCCCTGCTAAGTCATAAGCACCATCAAAATCAATAGTCCACCTACGAATACCGTTGATATGTTCTTCATCTCCCCCGGAACCCTTAGTAGTTCCATCGGGTAAGTCTTGCTCTACATTAAGAGTACAAGTCTTTGTCCATAATATGACATCTGCTCCTGAATAGACCGTCATAACTGTTCCGTTAATTTTTGCCATTATTATTCCTCCTCGATTATTAGTGTAAAATTTAAAACCTTCATTATTATTGTTGTATCATCCATTAAAAAATTATCTGTAATAGTATTATCTAAAACACAAGACACCACATTGTAACCTACAATAGTTATACTTGTTCGTACCCTTACTAATTGCAAAACAGAGTTAGAAATAGTATTAATAGGTACATAAGAAGCATCATTGCCTGTGTGTGAAGAATATATCTCAATTGTAAAAGACTGATCTGTCACATAAGAGTCTTTAGTTGAGTGTTCACCTTCTGGTCCGGCCGACTGTTGAGCTAATAAGATATATGGCATCCTTGCGTTCTTAGGTGCAAATGAATACACCGGAACCACTGAACTCCCATAACTAACATTCGTGTCGAGTAGTGTGAATAACCATGATCGTATAAGTCCTGATGGGTCTTTCATTTGAATCCTAATTTTCTTAAATTCTGTCTAAACTCTGTCATTGATATCCTTACTGCCGGAAATAAATACGGCTGTGCTCTCATATTAACCTTTCTTATTCCATGTCCCTTAAATCGTGCTGCCTCTTTTTGCACTTCAGGCTCTAGTGTCGGCACAAAGGATGAAGCAAATGATCCTGTGCCAAACTCCTGATATGGTCCATATTCAACATTAACAACAACCTCTGCACTCAGTCTGTCTGATGATAATACAGGATGAATACTATTTTTTAATCCAGACTTATCAACCGGAGCAAACTGTTTCGCTCTCTTTGATATTGTCCGGGCGGTATTCGCAACAAGCTGCTGACAATCTGATCTATTCTTTTTGCTTAAAGAATCAGTCCATCTTTTAAACTTAGCTTGCTCACTAGCCGGAATTGATATGTTTACTCCTTTACCCATCTACTGTTATCTCTGTGCTGTCAACTGTTATCTCTGTACTATCTACCGTTATTCCATTAGTGGCAGTATAGGCTATTATCTTTAGTTCATCCAACTTATTACTCGGTATAATAGAATGGATAGCAAAATATTCACTATCAAACACAATACGCATATCAGTTGAGATTACAAAGTCTGTTCGTGATCTTACGATGAATTCAACAGCCTTATTAAACTTAATACCTCCCTGCTCAAGTGCTCTGCTCTGACTCTGTGTAACAATCTTAGCCCAGTCATTATCAGCATTAGCCCACAATGGAGTAGCACCCCCCTGCCCGTCTGGTGTTCTGGTATATGATTGAATAGTTATATAATATTTCCTTTGCCCTTTTTTCATGGTTGCCGGGTTAATAATTGAATCTGTTTCTTTATTGACTCAGGCAATGCCACTGCCTCATCATCAATGTCATAAATGTATTTTATATAATCGGTTATTAGTCTTGTAATATCAGCAGGACAAGTAGCAGTACCTCCGGTGTAAGTATAGATATAAGTTAATACACTCTCCCAGTTAGTTCCGTAGGTCAGAGCCAAACTAGATATAGGTCCGTAGGGTAATTCCCATTCTTCAAACTTCTCTAACGATGTTACCTGTATAGTTCGTGTAGAAACTGATGTATCGATAGCTTTCTCTATGTACATA